GTTAAGCCATCTCAATATTACTGGAAGGCTTGCTACTAACGCTGCATTTACAATTGCAGGTACATCCCAGCCCACCGCTAAATAAGTTGCTATTCCTGCGGCTAAAAAGCTTCTTGCCCAACTTGCTGCTACTGCCTTTGCTTGCTCCATTTAAGGGCTCTCCTGTCAATATAGGGATTTGAAACATACTGCCGTCTGTATCGCCCTTAGCAGTAAAGCTAATATGAATGTGTGTCTTGTGTGGATTTATGCCTGTGTATTTTCTCCACTTGTAGTTCTTTTTCCAACTGGCAATCTTGCTGTTGAAGATGATGTAGCTAATTCTTTTATCAGATCGGGCAAGTAGCCGTAACTGATCCGCCAAGTCAAATGCTTCTGCCGGGTTTGATTGCAGATTAGCGTTAATGTCAATGGCACGTACAATGCCTTCAGCAGTTGGATTGTGATCGGACTTACGCGCTGCATGACGTTGATCACCGAGCCACCCTTCTGGTGCAACTCTACTTCTATCAGGCCACGCATCATCTATTTGCTCTCTGAGTTGTTGCCCAGCTTTGCACAACTTAGCCAAGTAGCACCTTAGCTTCTTCTTCAGTTAATCCTAATTTGGCTAGGATTTCTGTGCGAGCCTCTGCCTTAGCCTGTGCTGCTGCTTCCTCTGCTGCCTGGATTTCTGCAAACACTGCTGCATCTGCCTCACGCTGAGCAATCTCTTCGGCAGTTAGTTCTACCTCAGTAGTTACCCCAGTTGAGCAGTCTACGATTAGTTTATGTGTCATTGTTTTCCTTTCGAGTTAAGAGTTTTTGATTCCGTATAGGGTGGCTGTAGAGTATTGGTTAAAGGTAAAAGTAGCACCAGTGAATAACGAAATGCTTGTGATGGCTGAAGACGTTGTAAATAAAGCAGCACCCAAATACAAACCTACACCTGTTGAATTATTATTTTCAGTAACACTATCAGTAGAAATAGATTTATTATTACTACTTGTATAATTAGGAATATAAAATTCTCCATTACTAAATGTTGATGCCGTGCTACTAGCGCCCACAGTTAGGTTAGCGCTTATTTCATTTGCTGAAGTAGAACCAACACTGCCAACAGTATTATTGTCTGCATATAAAAGCTTGTAAGAATATGAACTTGCTGTAATGCCGTTTATTCTTATATAAGCATAATTGTAAGTAACACTTTGATTTGAACGCAGCGAAGATTTTACTAATAAATCAGTATAAGTAGCAGGTATGCTTGTAAATTCAATACTAGCAGCCCCACCACTACCCACAGTTACTGTGGCTATTGCCTCATATGTGTTAGCCATTATGCTGCCTTAATTCCGTATAAGGTGATGTTAGTCGAGGTAGTCCAAGTAGCGCCGCTAGCCGTATAAATGTCAATTTGATTTATAGCCGAAGTTTGAGCCCATAGACCTACGGCGGCTTGGGCCTGATTTGATGCCTTGCTATTGCGCTGTATAAATGTTTTATAAGTAGTCGTATTTGCGTAATTCATTACATGGATTATATTCATACTCATCGCGGTATCGTAATAACCAGGGTAAGAAAAAGCCGCTTGTGAACTATCTCGATAAGATGAGGCGCTTGATCCATCGCCTGTTACAACTGTCATAGAGTAATTAAATCCAGAGTTATTATTAAATCTCATACGAGTATTATTGCCAGTGTTTAACGAGCCGTTCAAAATAAGTATCAAATCAGTATAGGTTGCAGGTATTGAGGTAAAAGATAAAGTCGTATTTGAGCCTGTTCCTGAGGCGGTTGCTATCGGTTCATAAGTTATAGGCATTATGCGCTCCGTATTCCGTAGAGGGCAAAGTGTGAGTATTGGTCAAATGTTCCATTAGAAAACTTTATACTGGTAATGGCTGAAGTAGAACGCCAATTACCAGACCACAAAGCAATTTCTCCGCTGCCGTTTCTGTCTTGGCCGCTTAATTCTCGTGTTGTTTTATATTTATTTGTGTTTGCATAATCTAAAATGTCAATAACAAATCCGTTATACATACTTGCATTTGTGGAAATAATGCTGTTATAAATAAATGCTTGAGTTGCACCTGCTCCCGCTGTCGCCGTGCTTCCATCGCCATAAATGTAATGCCAAGAATAATTCGTTCCTGTATCATTATTGAATTGCATTTTGGGGTTAAAGTTAGAGCCGCTTGCTTTTGCTATTGCTCGTATCTGTAAATGGCTGTAAGTGCTAGGAATTGAAGTAAACTCTATATTGGAAGCACCGCCGCTACCAACAGTTACAGTAGCAATAGACTCATAATCGCCAACATCTCCAAACTTAGAACTGGCGATAATGCCCAAGATATTCATTAAGCAATATCTCCTACGACTAAAAATGTATTTGAAGCGGTGCAGATAATAGAAGCTGCGCTGTATCTTACGCGTAGTTTAGGTGCTGTTGCCGTTGCACCTGTTGAGTTGATTGTTACACCTGCGCCTTGCGCTAGTGTTACTTGGCCTGCGCCTATCTGAGCTATATTTATTACATCACCTGCGCTAAATACGCTAGGTGGAACAGTTAAAGTAATAGGGCTTGCGTTATTTAATGTAACTAGTTGATTTAGATTGCCTGCTACAAGTGTGTAAGTTGTGCCTGTTTCTGCATCAAACTCTAACTTTAATCTCAGGGTTGCTGTGCCGCTTGTAACGCCACCTGATAAACCTGAATCTGTGCCAGTTGTGATGCCTGTTATATCTCCGCTTGATCCGATAGATACCCAGTTAGAACCATCATAAACTTCAACCGCGTTAGTATCTTGTAAGTAAGACATCATGCCTTCAGCCAACACACCGCTTAGTGCGCTAGCGCGAGCTGCTGAGCTTGCAAACACCATAACTGTTTGCTCATTCAAATACGTATTTACCTGAGCTGCCGTTAACACATCGCCTGTGTTAAAAAGCTTATATCCTGCGCCTGCCATTTGTTCTCCTTAGTAGCTCAGCACGTCTTCACCTAGTATACCCGATATATCGGAATCTAAGACAAAGCCTGCCAGTAGCGGTTCTGTTGTGTATAGGGTAGTCATCCAGGATGACTTGGTAATGTCGTGATGGATAGCATTTACCAGGCTTGATTGAACAACGCTGGTAGAGCCTGGGGTGGTCTTGGTAACTGTTACTCCATCAAGCAATTCTATGTCTACTCCTGCCAATGGCTTATTGGGGTTGGCATCATCATAAAGATTGAGCTGAATGCTATCTATGCGTATCTCAGGGTCTTTACGTGTGGCAAGTATGCCTTCAGCTTGGTCTAGGGCTTCAGCGTTGGTTTGCACCAATATGCCTGAGCGCACTCCTGAATGTAGGAAGAACTTATCAATGGAATCTTGGTCAAAAGCATTCTGAGCTGTGCCGCCCAAGCGTGTGATGGTAACGTCATTAACTAGGTTTGTATCATCATAGGCAACTACGGCATTTGTGTATGAGATGTCTGTGCCTTGATCGCTGAACTCATAGACCGGGAAGGCTGGGCCAGCTATTAGGTTATTTCTACTAACAAAATCCACCTTGCCATTGGCATCTAGGAAGATACCGCCAAACTCGCTCTGCTCTACTGTAAAAAGGGCTTCTAAGGCGTTTCTAGACGTGCCTGGGTCGGCTTGTAGGGTGGAATCACCTACATCAATGTTTCGTAGGCTTATAGGCCATTCTACCTCGTCTAAGATGGCATTTACGCGAGCCCCTGAGAGTTGAACGCCTGAGCCTGTAACTGTGTCAATTGCTGAGCCTGCAAGCAGCTTAAAGCCATCTACGCACGATAAAGTAACTGTGCTTAGTTCATCGTTACCTTGCCTAAAGCCTGTGTCATAGTTAGTGATAAAACCGGAGAACAGGAAGTAATCATTGTTGGCATAAGTAGCATAAATAATTATCTGCCTTAAAGGCACAAGATTAGGATAGTAAGCCCCAGCAGGATTGGTTGGGTTCCAATTACCATTTTGATCATACAAAGTAACGCTTGCTGTGCCAGCCTCAAACTGAGAAGTAATGCGATTACGCCCTCGCCTGATATTTACTCTTGTTACTAAGTCTGTTATCTCAACAGGTAATGTGCCTGAGCCTAGGGTGTTTGTGCCTAGTATGCCTTCAGTTGCGCTACCTAAGATTAAAGGGTTAATCTCAAAAGCGGTATCGCTATCAAAGTCAACAAACACACGAAGCGTAGGCGCTGGCATTAGATTTGAACGCTATTCAACAATAAACTTTTGCCCGATTTTTGGTACTGATATTGAATGTCAGTAATTGTTTCTGCCAAATCCTGAGCCGTTACAACTGATCCTTGAACATTAACATTTATGTTAACGTAATCGCCTTCAGCGCCAAGTTGCAGGTCAAATAGCGTTTGTGAATTGATACCCAAAGAAGCAAAGGTATCTTGTAGCTCAGGTGATAGATTCTGTAAGTATGGTTTGCCAGGTCCTTCACCAATGCTTGGTTGTGCAGGGAATGGGCCAGGCTTTACGCCACTAACAGTAGTACCACCAACAGTAGTGCCACCAACGCTGATTCCAGGAATATCTTTAATGCTTTGCGAAATCTTACCTATGTCAGCGATAATCTTTGCCATTACTTTATCCCAATCCTCAAAAGGATTTTTGGCTTTAGGTATGGTCGTTATTCCACTATTGAGTAGTAATAACTTGGTTTGAGCATTGATTAAGCGATCTATAACTGTTTGGGCATTGTCGCTTGTTTTGATGGTAATGCCTAGTGAGGCCAAGGCAGGGCCTTGTAAAGCCAGAATAGCTGCTGTTAGTTTATCGGCTGCCTCTGCGTTGTCATTGTTAATGGCAAGTAAAGCAATTAGGCGTACTCTTTGTTCTTCGCTTATGCGACCTTGCAAAGCAGCAACAATTTGGATATTTTCTAAATCAAAGATTGTGCCTGCTCGCTTTAACTGTAACGCTTCTCTTTCACGTTGCAATTTATCTTTTTCAGATTTAGCGGCTAACGCAGCAGCCTTCTTACGATCTGCTTCAATCTTCTTTTGAAGTTGTTGTTGTTTACGATAGTCAGCTAAATTACCACGGCTAACACCAAAACTGCCTGCGCGTGGATTAGCCATTTGTGCGCGTAATTCATCTAACCTTAATTGCTCTGCTGCATCAATTCGGAAACCTGTGGCGAGTAGCGCCTTTGTATATTCAATGGTCAATCCGGCACGTCTAAAGACATCGCCTATTGCTTGACCAAAATTAACTAATTTTTGTAAGCCTTTGTCGTAATCTCCATCACCAAGACTTTCCAAGAATTGAACTATGCCTTTGCCTATTTCCTCTGCTAAATCACCAAAAGCAATTTTCATCTTATCTATTTTGCCTGCGTAAGTATCTGCATTGTTTTCAGCAGCACCGCCAAATTGCTCATTTAGAGCAGTTACAGTTTTATCAAAGCCCATGGCTTCTAATTCAGCCGTTGTGTAGGCTGTTTGTAATTTGCCTAAGGATGCAAAATTGCCATTAAAGGCACGGCTTAAAGCAGTTGTAACGGAGCCCAAATCTTTGCTTGTGCTTGTTGCAATATCCATCGCTAGGTTGAGCAAGGTCATGGACTTTTGAGCATTTAGGGTTGTGCTTAACAATTGAGTAATTGCAGGCGTTAATTCGTCTTTGTTAATTGCCGTGGCTTTTTCACTTGCTTCTAAATAATCTTCAATTGCTTTTGTGTCGTAGGCCAATCCTAGATTGCGTAAACTTGTTGCTAATTTATTGGCAGCACGATCTTCCTCAGCAAAGGCTATAACAGAACGCTTTAAGGCCTGAATGCCAGCAATAGCAATAAAGGTACGCTTGGCTGTACGCCCTAAATTATCAAACTTTCTGTTAAGACTTGTAGTGCGTTTCTCAGCAGCCTTGAAGCCTTTGTCTTTGAACTCTGAGGCAATATCAATACGAATGTTTGACATCAAGCGGCCTTTCTAACTGTTGACCTTGACTTTAACAACGCAGCAGTTTTAGCAATAGCTTTCATTGTTGCATCTAAGGCTTTGCCATTGTTTTCTGCATAAGCAGCATACAAAATACGCCCACGAAAACGGCTTTTGCTGTCATAGCGTTTTAATGGCCCAACACCATTCATAGCGCCAACAAAAATACGACCAGCATTAGGATTGTTTGAATTACCAATGTTTTTATAGCTCTCGCCATATTTACGATCTGCAACTTGCCTTCTACCAAATGGGCTTTGACTTCCAGCAGTTTCTACAATTGCGCCAACGGCTGATTTATTCAGCAAAGAATAAAGACTGGCAAAACCTTTGCTGTTGGCCTTTTTACGTGCAATAGAATAAGTTAAGCCACTTCTAATTTCCCCTGAGTTGTAAAGAGGAAATGCACGTCTACCTGTAACACGGCTAACTGGCTCACGGCCTTTATCGTTCCAATTGTATAAATTGCCAGGTGCTTGTCCTGGAACTTTAGCCTCAGCATCTTTGACAACTTCTTTTAACGCAAAGCGGATTTCAGCATTCATCTGCTTCAATAGGTCAGGCGCAAACTTCTTCAATGCCTTCTTTAGCTCAGGTACGCCTTCTACGACTACTGGCATTTTTCCTATCTTCCGCTTGTTTCTTCAAAACTTCATAAATAGCTTTTAGCATACTGCTATCCATGTTGATAAATTCACTAGGCGCAATTCCAGTATGTACAGCCAGCTCGGCTATTCTGTACGTAAAAGAATTACGCGTTAGCCATTTGGGGAATCATCACCAAGAACTTCAACAGCCTTCAAAGTACTTAGGAACTTTTCCCCAAATGGAAACACCTCAGGCGCATCTGCTCTACGCAGACATTCCCAGGCAAGCCAATAAATATCACTCTGCTTTTGATCTTCTTGAAAGGCTCTATAAAAGCCTTTCTTAGTATGTTGTTCAAAAGCATATTCAACAACAGGCGTAATCTCATGTGTAGATTCGCTGCCGTCTGCCCTTGTTACTTTTAGTCTTGCCATGTTTGCCCCTTTGTTAAATTAGAACGTGCCGGTGTCGGCGATTGTTACAACAGAGTTTAGCGTAAAGGTGATGTCCTGTGTTCCAATATCGCCAACGCCACCATTGATTGGGGTCAGGTTATTGACCAAAATATCAAAGGTGTAAAGCGGATTGGTTGCACCGACAGCAGTTAGCTTTTCCTGAAGCATTTTTACTGCAACAGTTGTGCCAAATGCTGCGCGCAGAGTTGCCATTACGTTTGCTGCTGCTGTGTCATTCAAGAATGAAACAGTTAGCGTTCCAGATTCCAAGCCTTTTACAAACTTGTGAGCTGTATCGCCCATAGCGGTAACTTCAAGCTCATCTGCTGCCTGATTAAGTGTAACGCTTGTTACGTGGTCGCTCAGATCAACAGCGTTAATCTTAAGACCAACTTTGTTATTTAAGAAAACAGCCATTGACTATTCCTCGTCTTTCTTAGTTGTTGGTTTTGGTGCTTTTTCGCTTAGCTCTACTTGGCCAATTTTGGCAAGGAAAGCCTCGCGTTCTTTGTCTACATCAGCCATGTTTTAGCTCCAATCGGATAGAACGCTGATTGATACTTCACCGGACAACAGATCTCCTGCTGTTCCGGTTAAGACCGCCGGGGCGCTGAAAGTTCCAATTGAATATGCAATTGATGATGCTTCCAGCTTGTTTACTATATTTAGGTAATAATCTTCAATGTTGATTAGGTTGCCTTGGTTATCAAACATAGGGGTTAGCACTATTAGTTTGAAGTTGACCTTAGGCTTAATTGCTTTGTAATGGTCGTTGCTTGGCTCAATGTATGGATCGCCAGGTTGTACCACGATGCTATTAGCAAGCGGTGTGGCAGGTGGGAAGGAAAACACCTGCCACGCCGTATTGTCAGTTAGCGCGGTAGCGATTGTTCCTCGTAGGGTAGAGATTGCTGACATTATCCTACTTGACCGCCCGGGGCTAAGTGATCCGCAAGTAAACCGCGAACACGTGCCATTAAAGTATTGCCCATGCGATACGGCGAAGGTTGAAAGTCTGGTGAAATGCCGCCAGCGTTTGAAGCTTGGCGAGCCTGCCAAATGTCAACGGCAATCATAAGTGATGCCTCATTGACTTCAGCTAAAGTTGAATAATCTATGGCTTGTGTACCATAAACACGACCCCATGGTGCTATTGCATGATAAGCGCGTGTCGTAATTGAACCTTGCACAAACTCTAGCCAAATGCCATTTGCATTTGTAATAGTGTGAGTGCCATTATAGTGTTGACGGACATTCTCAACAGTAATGGTATCTCCCACAATAAATTGTTTTGCGTTCTCAAAAATATAAATGCGCCCTGTTGTTCCTGTCGCTTCAATAGCGTAAACAGATTGCGTGTTAAACCATAACTTGCTTTTTACAATGTTTTCTGCTGCTTGGCAGCATTCTTCAACTACCGCTGAGCTGTATAAATTACCAATGCCAAGCGCGCTGCGTAGCTCCGCTTCAGTTACGTATGTGGCTGGCATTTCTATCCTCTCTTTATGTTATCCCCGGCGCAAGGGCTGTGCGCCGGGGTAACTTTAATAACTACTATACTGCTTGGTTTAGACCAAATGCGCCTGCTGCAACCTTAGTTGCAATTGCGCCGTAGCCGTAGTAGCCAACTTCAATCTTGCCTGTTCCGACCTTTTCGGCGCGGAGCTGTAGGCGTGGTGATTCGTACCATGTGTAAGAATCGCGGTTTAGAACAATTACTGAATCATCTGCTGTTCCAGACATTGTGTAATCAACATATAGAGGCAATCCGAGAACAGTTCCACGGATTGAATCTACTGACAATGAACCACCAGCATTTTGAGGTGCTGCTGCATTGAAGATTGGGCGCTTTTGTCCATCAACAAGCCCTGTGATTGCTGACCATTGTGCAGGTGAAACAACAACTGCGGTAGCAAACTTGAACGTGTTGCTGTAGATGGATTCACCAGCACGTGCGATAAATCCTGCAAACTCTTCGCCATCCCAAGGGAGAGTGATAACTGTTGAATCAAGTGTTGCGCCTGTTGCTAGAGCTGTTTTGACAGCTGTGTTGGTTGCCTTAGCATAAGCATCACCCATCAAAGCTACAAGCTCTGCAAAGAACGCAGGTGAAGTTCTGTCTAGAACCTCTACTGAGAATTGCTGCATACCAGCATACTTTTTAACATCCACATCTACGTACTCAATTTCAACCTGAGTATCGGAAAATGCTGCGCCTTCAGCTACTTCTGCAACTGTTGGTGCAGTCTTAACGCGTGGAATCTGGAACTTCATACCTGCATCTGGTAATACGCCGGATGAGATTGCTTCAATGGAAGCGCGTGTTCCTGTGGTCTTTGGATTAATAACCTCAGTTAACTGACGTGTTGGAACAAGACCTGGAACATCATTTACTGTATCAGTATCGGATGCTGCTTTGATCCATTGACGTGCATCTTCATCCTGTAAAACAGATGCGCGGATAGTGTTTTCTAGAAATGCCTCGGCTGTTACGTTAATACGTGGTCGGGCATAGATTGGTGCTGTAACTGTTGGGCGCGAAGCTTCCACCGCAGGGGCTTCAACCTCAGGCGCAACGGCTACGGCGTTTGTTGTGTCTGACACAACGGCCTCGCTTTCGTTTTGGGTTGTTGTTTCTTTTGCTTCATCATCTTCAGATGCAGCAACGCTCAAAACTTCCGCGCTCTTAAACGCAGCAGCTTGAACAAGACTTGTTTCAAACATTTTGGAATTAAGAACGCGAAGGACATTTCCTTCACGTTTTGAATCTATAACTTCAACGCCTACTGATAAACCAGAACGTAATTGCTCGCTGGCTTCTACTAAACTATCAGTACCACGCTGGGTATTAGCAACTTTGAAAGTTGCATAAATGCCATCTTCTTCTTCGCTGAATGAAATCATGCGACCAATTGGCTTTTTTGCATCATGCTCTAATAGCAATTTTGGTTTAGGGCTGTTTGGAATCTCAATAGATCCTTTTTGAAATACAACTTTACCTGCTGAAGTCTGGCCTATTTCGTTGCCAAAAGGAACTATCTTACCTGTGATAGTACGCTCCTCAGTATTGCAGGTTATATCGTTAGAGAACGTTAGGTGCATCTTCATTTCCATTCGGTGATAGGTTTTCCATTTCCATAGCTTGTTCTACTGTAATCAAGCCAAGGGTAAGCATTTTCTCAATGACGTTTAGGCGTTCCAAGGCATTAACAGCCAAGAAAGCATCTTCCACATCAAACTTAACAATGTTACCTCGCGCAGTAATATCATCCATAGATAATCTGTCTTGGATTGCGTGGACGTACGGCGCGAGGGAAAGTGAAACGAACTGACGGCGCTCATCTTGCACATTTGCATAAGTCATTGACGTGTTTTGGTCTGCGCTTATGTAATATGCTGGAACGTTCATCATTCTGGCAATTTGTGTAGCTGTGCTTTGTACCGCATCAACAAACATCATGTCGCGTGGTGAGAAAGCAGTTGGCTGATAATCTAAAGTACTAGTTAAGTAAGCTGTTGAACGGCGCTCACGTGCAGACTTCCAAGCTGCTAAAATTGCTTGTACTTCTTCTTGCGATAAATCTGCACCTGTATTTTTTAATACCCCTGAAGGCATTGGGGTTGCAGATGAAACTCGCATAGCGGTTTCTAAATCAATTGCGCTGCGTAATGTACGTGCGCCTCTTTGTAATACACCTTCATCCAATCCTTGGAAGGTAATTAGTGATCCAATGCCGGACATTGGGGCAGGTGTTCCATCAATTGAATACTGTGTTATGTAATTTGTATAAGGGTCAGTTACAAATGAAACGCGGCCAGGTGCAACCCATTCAAAGCGAGCAGGTCTGCCATCATCAAAGTAAACTTCATTCACACGCCAATAAGCAACGCCAAAGAATAATAATGAATCAACTGTCCAAGCTATGGTAGTGCTTAGCGGTTGGTGTAATGATGGTTGCTCTAGCCATAATGGTTTGCCAATTTTCTCACCAGTTGACTTTTTGTAAAGCTCTAAAGGAAATGTTGCAATAGTTCCAGCAATTAAGTTACGGCAACGGCTTACGCTAGGAACACTCATAGCTTCTTCGCGACCAACTGAAGTTAAAGTAGTTGGTATGTAATAGTTAAATGAATCGGTCATTAATTGTGGCGCTGCTTGCGCTTCAATTACCGATTTTTTACGATCAAAAAGACCCATCGCTATATATTAGCATACAAATCGGACAATTAAGACATAATGGCGGGTTTTGATTGGGGTTTTAACAGTTGATGAACTACCATCGCTAGACCAATAGCAGCTGACACATCCCCAGCCGACTTACGGCGCACAATACGCCACCCAGCATCTGTTTCTTTAGCCGCGCAGTTATTCATGCTATCCACAAGGGTTTGCTGACCTGCGTGAACCAACCTGCCATTAACAATGGCATCATAGAGATCAGAGCAAGCCTGATAGAACACAGTTCCGGACATATCCTGAATCTTGTGGCCTGATTGGTTCAATCTCTCAGCTACGCTCATGGTGGCGTACTTATCAAAGCAAATCATTCTAGGTTTGTATTGTTTAGCCCATTCATTGACTTCAATAGCCATTTTAAGTTCATCTATGGCTACTTGGCTTTCAAACTGAGCTATTACGCCTACGCCAACCTTGCCATCATCCATAATCTGCCCAGCAACTAGGCTTGCCATCTTTTTATTAACCGATATGTCCATGCCAAATATAGTCAGCCTGCCTGGCTCTAGTTGTAGCTCAGCAAAGCCCAAATCCTCAAATGCACGATAAGGCCAGGGCGATTTAAGCGCGCTTACCCATTGACAAAGCGTTTCGGTTCTGCTTGCTTCAACGCTAGATGTCGCTATGGCTTCTTCAATGGTTGCTTCATTAATTAAATAGCCCAATGCCGGGTTAGCCTGATACCAGGCATCCTTATCGGTTATCTTGGCGAAATCATCCGCGCTGTATTCCCAATAACCCATGCTAGGCGGTGGATATGACAATGCCCTAGATCGTAAATCATTAAGTACGCTTGAATAGGCATCCCCCGCGTTACTAGTCATAAATATTTGACTATCTGGCCTTGCTCTGGTAATTGGCTTAGCAGCTGTCCACGATTCTTCATCAATTTCACGTAACTCATCAATGTATAGCAAATCCGCGGTCTTACCACGGCTTCCATCTCTTGTTGCCGCGACTATCTCATATCTAGCCCCTGAAAGAAGCTCTACTGATTCTTGGCCATTAGCCACGCGGATCTGCTTTACCTGAGCCATCAAAGAAGGGTTATCTTCAATGACTTCAACTACCTTGCGAAAGGTATCTAAAGCCATACCCCTGTTGGATGACATAGCCACTATATTCTTTTCGCCAAAAACAAACAAACCGGCAAGGATGCGTATACGTGCTAGGTGCGTTTTGCCGGATTGTCTTGCTACTAATAACAGGG